GAGGTTTAGGTAATACAGGAAGTGATAGAGCTATGTTAATTTTATATTGCGCTTACCTTCTTAATATTATACAATCTTCAGTTTTAGGTTCTTCTAACGTTTCTTCAGAAGATGAGACAGACCCTACTAAAGATGAAAACGCAGAATCAAGTTTTATAAAATCATATTTACCAGCACCAGTAGTGTTTTTAAATTATGGAACTATGTATTCAAATGAACCTTTTATTACGACTAATTACTCTATGTCATTTGATGGTGCAAAAGGGTATGAGGAATTATCATTATTGCCTAGAGTTATAAATATAAAACTTACCTTAGAAAGTTTCAACCAGTTTGAAAACTCAGATAAGATTTTTGGAATTCCTAAACTTTTCAGTAATCCTGATTCAAGGAATACAGGAGGTGACTCATAAGATGAAATACCCGTCAAGATTTGAAAGGTTTTCATTTAGAAAAGCAACCCATCGTGATAAACCTGTTAAAGATATTATTAGTAGCTCAAAATGGGAAAATATTGCTACTACTCTAAAAAACACTCCATCCAATCTGGCTATAGTTCCTAACGGGATGGAAGGAAGACCTGATTTAGTGGCTCATGCGCATTATGGGGATTCTAGGATGTGGTGGTTGATTTGTATAGCTAATAATATCTCAGACCCTTTTGAGCAATTAAAAGCAGGAAAACAAATAAAACTCCCTATTATAAAATAAATGGCATCCAAGAACATTGACCGAACCGCAATTGTCAAGGTAGGACTGGTAGGTACTACCAGCAAGACAGTTAGTGAGTTGGATTTGTCCAAAGATTTACATAATTTCTCATATGAGCTTGTATCCGAGAGAGGGGATACTTCTTATAAATTTACTATAGAGGTAGTAAATTCTAATGAGAAATTTCAAAAATCAATCGTAGCTGCATTTCAAAGAGCCATGAGACAGTATAATGGAGTGATTTCAGAAGACGATGTTGTAAAAAGTTTTCCCAAACTGTTAATACAATTCGGATATCCAGACTCCTTATCAGATATTCATACAGCTCAAGTTTCTAACGTTCAATATAAATTTACTCACGGAAAAGAAAAAATATTAATAATTGAAGCGGTTAATATCTCAGATTGGGGTAAAAAAGTTTTTGATGCTAATGTTACATCTAAAATATCAACAGCTATTGCCTCTAAGAAATACGATTTTAAAATATCTCCTTTTATGCCTGTTTCCAAATCTAGATTAACACTGGATGTTGCTAAGATAATTACAAGTTTAGCTAGTCAGATGTTAGTTAAGATTAACGGAACTAGATGTGATATAAAAGTTTTAGAAGATGCTATCAATACTGATTGCCTTCAAGTTATTAGACATTTTTTCAATACAGATATAACTGGTGGTGAACTTTGGACTCAAGGTATTCTTCCAGGCGAAGCTATAAAACATAACGAACTTGATAAAAGTAATACTGTAATAGTAGAAAATGATATTACGTCTAGAGAGGACAAGAGGTGGTATTACGCACTACAGAAATTTTTTAGGATTTTAGGTATACAACTCACTAACGTTCCATCAGGAAATTATCATGAAACCTCTAAATTTTATCCAATAAGACATTCAGTTATAAAAGAAGATACTGCTACTTATGGAGAGTACACAGATTTCATTCCTTATAATCAGTTAAAAAATCATGAAAAGGTATCAAACTACGAAGTTCCAGCAGCTCAAAAAGCAAAAGGAGAGTTAATTGTAAGTTTTGATTATACCGCTTCTCTTGAAATATCTACCAAATTAGATACAGAGATAAGTTACTACAATGATACTGTAGAGAGGAGAGGAGGTTTTAATACTAATGCCGAAAAGGTATCCTCTGCAGGAGCGTTTATTAGAGCAAAGATAAGTTCTTACGCTGGTGATAAAATTAGAAATGGAAAAACTTACAGGGTAGAAATTCTAGACCATTACGCACTTACAAATGATTTAAGAATGAAAAGAATAACTAACCCTGCTATAAAAAGCTATGAGTTAGAAATAAATGCAGGTCTTCCGGTACAAGGTACAGGACAAACTCTTGGAGGTTATATACAAAGTTTAGACTATGAGTTAACAAAAGCTAAAACTGATGAACAATTAGAAGACGTCTTTACTGATGAGCAATTGAACAAATATGAAGCTTCTTCCATAGGAGAACCTATAAGGTATAGTGAATTACATCCACAGTTTAAACATGAGCTCAATTATGGAACTTTAGTAGCCAGTTTACATTCACCTGAAGGGGAATCAGTTATCGATACGATTAGAGGAGTTTTTGCGAAATTAAATAAAATTGTTAAAGGGTCAGGAAGTAGGATATATTTAAAAGAGGATACTGTATCTGAACAGGCTGATTTTGAAGAAAGATTAGCGCTATACTCCGAAAGACCTGACCATGCAGTTATTGCAAGATTTGAAATTGGAAGCGAAGGAGCTGAGGAAACTAAGACACTACCAAACTTAAAACAGATAGAGAGCTTTCCGAGAATAAATTCAGACATAGCAAGTGGAGTGGTAAATATGTCTTACGGACAAGCTGATAGTATCGTAAAGTATTTTGATTTTAACGGAGATGTTACATACTTAGCTAACCTTTTAAAAAGTATAGCCACTCAAACTTCATTGGAAAATACTTATGCTCATTTAAAGAATGATGCTCTTAGGCTTAAAGTTTATCCTATATTAGATATTCTTCTAGAAGATGAAGAATTTTTAGAAAAATTAAAAGAAGATAAAGAGGATAATTACGAACAAATAATTTCTGATTTAGAAGCGTTAAAAACTCAACTTTCACTAACTAGTGAGGATAAGGGAGTTGAAGAGGAAGTACAGGGAATATCACATAATCTCTTAACTAATGTAGGTTACGTAGATGCTTATCTAGCTGATAATGATGTAAGGAAAAGACTTGAAGAAGATGCGGGCTTAGATGAGTTCCAAGATAAATATACAACAACTGAAAGATTTTTTAAAGCACTTCTTTCTAATGAGGGTATAGCATCTCTTTTTAAAGTATCTGACAAAGTATACAAAGAAGGTAAATTGGTATCCCCAGTCGCTAGAGCTTTAAATATAGGTTTAGAAGAGGAGACCATTGAAGAAGATGAGGAAACACTTGAAGCTGTTTATTACGTTTTAAGAGGTAATAACATTTATAGTGATTATGCTGGTATGACGGAAACTGATAAAATTATCGCTAAAACCAATCAAGCTACCCATCTTTTAAACCTTGACCAATGGGTTCAAAACCACACTTTTGCTTTTGAACTTAAAATGAAAACTTTAGGTATTCCTGAAATGGATACCTTAGACGAAATTAGCTCTCCTAGAATTTTTAATTTTAAGGTGCATGACCTTTCTAGAGAGAATAGTAAAGATATAGAAGATGATACAACTCCTATGCATTGGCTAACTGGTCTGTATAGACCTACAGCTATAAATCATACTATAAACAACAGTGTTGGATATACTAGTGAATTTAAATTACTAAAAGATATGAGTTTAATATAATGACAGCAATACCTAAAATATACATAGCAGAAGTTACCGCAAATGGTAACAGGGATGTAACTCATTCTGGTCAATTAGAAGTTAAGCTTTTAAATTGTAAAGAAGAGACTAGGGAATATGTAAATGCTCAATGTATAATGCCTTTCGGAGGGAAAGGTTCAGGTCTTATTGGAGATGTTAAACCTTTGTCTAAAGTTTTAGTAGTAAAAGCCATAACTGAAGATTTAGATGAGTATCCTTTATACGAATGGTTTTGGATTGGAGTTATCCCAGAATCTACCAATGTTAGAAAAGAACCTGAAGATATAGACATAACCGACAAAGAAGATTTAGGTACAATTGGAAGACCTTCAAACCCTGAATCCGATAAAGCTTATTATGGCTCTGATGTAAATGATAAAGTTATGATAAAATCTACGATAGGTCATAAATTAGAACTATCAGAAAAAGTTTTAACTTTAGAAAATAAGGTAATGCATCAAGAGGATTATGCTTCACTCAAATCCAACCTAGGTCGGGAAATAAAATTAGATGACGGTATTGGTCCAGGCATGGATAGAATAATAATAACTGACCAAAACGAAAACAGGATTGTAATAAAAGCAGGAGCTGATGGGGATACCCCTGGAGCTAATTCAATGATTTTAGAGTGCCAAGGTAATATGCACTTAAATTCTAAAAAAGGTGAAATGGTTCTTAATGTGGAGAAAGATAGTACTTCACAAATTAAAATAATAAATGACGGTGCTGGAGATATCAACGTAGAAGCTCGTCAAGGAGACGTAAATGTAGGAGCTGCTGTAGGTAATATTAATCTAGCAGCCAAAGGAACTGTTCAGATAGATGCTGAGCAAGATATAAATTTAGATGCTAATAATGACATAAGCATAAACGCAGGAAATCAAATGACGTTAAAAGCTTCGAGAATTGACCTCAACCCTCCTGATTAATGTTAACTGATACTAAATTAATAGATACTAGTGCACCTGAAAGTTTTGCGTTTTCCTCAGGTTTATTTGGAGCTTTTGAATATGCAAAAAACGCTACCCCTTCTGGAACTTTATATGTTTATGGAGCCCAGTTTATTCGGCAAAACTATGATGGTACGAATGAATATAGGAGATACCCTATAACCTCTTTAACTGCAAATAATATATCAAATGTAACTCCTAATATGACAGCGGAGATAATTCCGCTTACAGATAGTGAAGGAAACCAAGCATTTGAAGTTAGATTTACAGGAAATTTAAAAGATGCTACAAATGGAGATGTTTCCATTACGTACCGAGACGGATTAAATCCTCCAGTAAACACTACTAAATTATCAGATTTTCCGTCTACTGCAAGCCTGACTTCTATATCTCATCCCTTTCAAAAAACAGAGACAATCCCAATGCGATTTACTGTAGTTGCTGAAAATAAAACCTACAATCTAGTGGTAGGCATTATAGTATTTCATGATAACGTTGTTTTCCCAGCCCAGACTGCGACCAGAGCAGCTGTAAGAAAAGGACATAAAGAAGCTGACCACGGGTATGGTATTAAAGGAGCTACAGGTGCTAGCGAGGATGTTTTTATAAATGGGTTTGGAGCTCACAGAAAAGGAGATGATTGGCCAAAGCACTTTAGAGGAGATGATGTTCACCCAGCTCCTGGAGACACACGCACAACCAATGCAGGTTCAAGTTCAGTATATATAAATGGAGAGCCTTTAGCCATGATAGCAAATGGTATCGCTAATTGCGGTAATAAAATAGCCGAAGGCTCAGAAACAGTATTTACAGGAGAATAAAATGGAAAAAAAACAATTCACAATATCTTACGAGCCATCTGCATATGATGAGAAGGTCTGTATTTATGCTGTTAATCCTAGTGCATCTTACGCTCAAGTAGAGCAAATCCAAATAGCAAACTCTACCACATCAGCCTTAGATATGGATGTATTTTGGGTAGATTACACTGACGCTACTGTTTCATCTATTTCTTATTACGGTAGTGGTGCAGTCCGTCAAAAGTTTAGGTCTTATGGAGGTAGCGCTTTAAATTCAATACTTATAAATGGCAATATACCTAAAGGAGCTTCTCTAGCTGTTTTAAATAATAACTTATATCTAGAACCTAAAGATTTTATTTTTCTAAGACCTGCATCAACCGGGTCAGGAACCGCTTTCAAACCAATGGTTGTTGTAACGGAATACTTTGAAGACACTACATTTATAAAAACTTCTGTAGATTTAGATGTTGCGAATAACGAACTACAAAATAATAAATATTAAATATGGCAAATTTCTCACTTCCTCCTATAAAAGAAGCTTTACCTTCAGTACCTTCTCTTAGTAAAGAAGAGTTGTGTTCATTACCTTCCACCTCATTGGTATCTTTATCTAATAATATGGCAGTAGTTAAATCCGAAGCTTCTATGAAAGCGGCTCAGCTTCAAGCTAGAGCTAAAAAACTTACTGGGGAAGCTTCCGTAAATATCCCCGGAAAAGGTAGAAACTCGATAGCCTCTACCCAATCTATAGAAAATGTAAAAGCTTCTATGCAGTCTACTATAGGTCCTGTTAACAGTACTACAAATTTGATGGGTAGTATAAGCCAAGAAGGAGCAGAGATAGTTAACAATGCAAATGCTGCAGGAACATCTCAAACAGCTGCGAATGATGCATTAACTAAAATCAACTCATTTACCACGGAGATATTATAATGGCGTTAAATGATTTAGACTTGACAGAAGTAGCACTAATAGAAGCTTCGTTAGCTAATTTGCAAGTCATTGCTCAAACTGCAGAGGATAATATAGCAAATATTGAGTCAGTATTACAAGATAGAGCTAATGGAATTTTAGAGGAGCCTGAATTAAATTTAGACGCAATAGCTTCTCTTTCTAGTGATGACCCTGCAATCCAGGCTGTTGTAGATAACTATTCAAAGTTTGTACAGGATAATATAATAGCACCTTTTGAAGAGAATAGAAGAAGATTTGAACTATTATCAGATGAGACTCAAACCAGTTTAACAGGAGAACCATTACCTATATTTGATTTGGCTTACGGACCTCCTAAATCAGTAAAAGGTCAATTTATATTATCTCAAGACGGATTGTACTACGATTCTATTAACGGAGGTATTCCTGAAGTTTCTGGAATGGTAGCAGCAAGCGCTAACTGGAATTTAAAATATGCTCCAAATTTAGGAGGTAAAGGTGATACATATTCAAATGATAATTTAAATAATTTTGTAGATACAGTTTTTGATTATGATTATACTCCTGATGATAGTATAGCTGACGATTATTATAAAACTGATGATATATTACAAACCTTTGAAAAAAATAAAATTTTACATACTACCGTAGTTCATGACCAAATAGATGATTTAATTGCTTCAGGATACTCTGCTTCCTCGGCAATGGTTATAAATTACTACAGTAATATTGGAGCAATAGCCTCTGTTTATGACGATAAAATTAGAAAAAGAAAAAAACAACTTCAATTAATTTCAATCTTTGCTACAGATAGGTATAGCTTTTCTGAAGAAAGCGGTTCCTCTGACCCATTAAATTCAAATTATAATCCTAAGAATATAGGATTAGGTACAGGGGTTCTAATAGAGAATACTAGTGATACTACAACTCAAGAATGGCATCCTATAGAAAGAATACCTTTAAATGATTTTTCATTTTTGAAAGGTACGGGTGTAGAGGTCTCTTTAAAGAATCAAGAAAAGATTCTTTTATTTTCAGAAGATTTAGAAGATGTAGTTTTACCTATAACTCCTGTATTCGTACAATCAAAAGCTCAACCGTTCTCGGTTATAGATAAATTTAATATATCTCCGACTTCTCCTGAAACCTTCCCTTACTTTGATGGTATTAGTGATGTTTCTGGGAAATCAGGTCTTGTACAATCCTTGGTTGATTCAATAGTAGCTGATGATTTGTTACTAGGTTATAATTTTATTAAACCTAATATTGTTGATGCATCTTCAACTAAATTTAACTTAGATAATATAGCACCTGACTCTGGAGGATTTTTAAATGGTCAGTTGGTAGCATCTACATTAGATGGAGTTTTCCCGTCCGGATTAGGAATAGCTAAACTAACAGGTACTGGAGAGAACGGCTCATATGTAAGATTACCTACAAACTTTACTCCTGCAGGTAAACCTTATGGAATTTATACTGAACGATTAGATAGCTTGTTCTATCCTAGTAACTTGAAATATAACAATGAAACTAAAACAGGTGGAGGGGTAACTTTTGATTTTTGGGTTCATGTGCCTAGTTTAGTGATGACCGACACTCACAGGTACAGGTTAGTAGCAGCTTGTGAAAACTCAGGTGGTCACCCTCCAATAGCTGGAGAAACTGAAGTTAAAGCTAATAGGACTAAGAGAGATGGAACTCAAGATGAGAAAAAAGTTCACGGTATGATATTAGGGTTTAGAGATAGAGGGGGTGCCAGCACTCCAAGTGGTTTAGAGTTTGGAGTCTTTCCTACCGTATCTCAAAATTCTAATTCAGCAGCCTCCGGACACAACGTGGCAATCGGAGAATCTCATGAATACCTTAACGACGTTTTCCAATCCTCTGGAACTAGAGAACTAGGAGCAACTGTAGCCTCTTCAGTAACCGTTAATGGAGTATCTATAACTGACGCTAGCGCTTCTTTTGTTCACATGGCTACCGTGTTTGAATTCTCATCTAATACTGTTAAGATATTCTGCGATGGTGAATTAATGTCCACCTCCTCATTAGACTATGCGTTTGACCTGGTTCTAGAAGATACCTTAAACATCCCTAGCCCTGTTAAAGAGCAAGGCTCACCTTCAGACGCTACTTTTACATTATCAAGTTTTAGCAACACCTCTAATAATGGTCCAGTCATTGGAAAGCTTAGCGACAATATCAGCAACACTCCTTGGATATTAGGTGGAGGGTTTACCGACGGAATAGAAAAAGAACCAGCTGTACACGCCACTAATCTTCCTGGATTTTTAGGGTATAACGCCAACACTGATACAGGACCAACACCATATTCGCAACACATCTCTCCAAGATGGGCAGTGTCCACTACTAAGCCAGCCAGTGGGTTACATGGGTTTTTAGGTAGTTTTAAACTTTACTCTAGAGCCCTATCTAATAGTGAGGTTAGAAAAAACTTCACCTTCCAAAAAGGATTTTTCAAAAATATTCTAATATAATGAATCTCGAAGATATTAACTTACTTACGACATCTAGAACAACTAGATTGAATGGTCTAGCTTTCCCAGTAATAGAGGGAGCTGGAGGATTCTTCACTATGACAGATGGAGCTGAGACGGTAATGGCAGGGTTAAAACAACTACTCCTCACCAATAGAGGGGAGAGAGTTATGAGACCTGATTTTGGAACTTCTTTAAGGAAATCAGTATTTGAGCCTTATACAGCTTCTTTAAAAATACAACTAAGAGAAGAGATAAAAGCAACTATACGAAAATACGAACCTAGGGTAGATATTATTGATTTATCTTTATCTTGGGAATCGAGACCACAATCAGCAGGATTACATCACATCTTTATTTCATTGAAATTTAAATTAAAGGGTGAAATTACCGAACCACAAATTTTAGATATTATAGTATAATGGCAGACATAACAGGAATTTTTAACACATCAGCATTTGACGGAAGTATCACTTCCGATTATTTGCAATTGGGTACTTTAAGCCCTCAGACTAAAGCATCAAGGGTTGATTATTCTGTAGCTGATTTTGAAGAGTACAGAACAGCTTTGCTAAACTACATAAAAGCGATATATCCTTTAGAGTATAATAACTTTGTAGAATCTGATTTAGGTATTATGTTGGTAGAAATGTTTGCGTATCTGGCTGGTGTTTTGTCTCTTAAAGCAGATATGTTAGCTAATGAAAGTTTTTTGGCTTCTGTTGAATCACCTGAAAATCTTAGAAAACTATTACAATTAATAGGTATTGCACTTAAAGGTCCAATAAGTGCCAAAGCTAGTTGCACAGCTACTTTAGCAACCGCTAACGTATTAGGGTCTGGAGAAACTGTAACCGTATCCTTACCTAACCGCTCCTTCTCAGTTCCTAACAATAAAGATACAGGTTTGTTAACTTATACAATGTACGAAGTTGATGGTACAGGAGCAATTGATTTAGAAAATGAAAGTTTAGTTTTAAACGAAGCTGATTCTCTAAACGCAGCAGGAGCTACCTTTAGCAACCTAATACTATTAGAAGGTCAATTGAAAAAAGTAACTGGAACTTTCTCCGATACAGACACAGTTCAAACTATAACCTTAACAGACTCTTCTATCGTAGAGGGAAGTTTGCTTGTTAAAACTGGAGGAGATACTTATAATGAGGTACAGAATTTATTCTTAGCAGATGCTACTGATAAAGTGTTTAGCAAAACATACACCGAAGATTATACAGCCATACTAGCTTTTGGTGATGATACTAGAGGTAAAGCACCTTCCCCTGGAGCTACTTACGAAGTTTTTTATAGAGTAGGAGGCGGTACTAGAGGAAATATAGCTTCAGAGGTGATAGCAGTTACAGTTCCTGGAACTCACTCCAATGCAAGTAAGGACGGTTCATTAACAGTAACTAACCCAACTAAAGCTACTGGAGGTTTAAATGCTGAAACGGTAGCCCACGCTAAAAAATGGTCTCCTTACTTTTTCAAGACTCAATATAGAGCAGTGACAGGAGAAGATTACACTACATTTGCAAATCAATTTGTAAGTACGGTCGGACAGTCTGGCAAATCAAACGCAGTTCTTAGAAACTCAGGAGCTGGTGCAAATATGATTGATATTTATACCGTAGCTTTTGCCGATGAAGTTGATGGAGTACAAGCACAACTGGAAAGGTCTTCTATTGCGTATAAAAATGAACTACTAACCTATTTGAATAAATATAAAATGATTACGGATGAGGTTACAATTGTAGATGGTTTGATTCGTACTTTAGATTTGAAGACAACGATATTTGTAGACCAAACATTCCAACCTTTTGAAGAAGATGTAAAACGAGCTGCTTCTAAAAAAATGTTAGAATTTTTTGACCTCTCTAAAAGAGAGTTCGGAGAAAGGGTACGAGTAGATGAAT